ATTCGCATTGCTGCAGGAAAAGAGGGTACAATGACCAACATTGCTCAGATGGAGTCCATGACTCAACGCAACGTAGCCGGCATGAACCGCATGGCATCGTTGCAGAAGTCGCTAATGGATCTGAAGAGCAAATCGGAAGATCGCAAGGCCGGTCAGGTTGAGAAGGAAACTAAACAATCTGAGAAAGACAGCGCTAAGAAATCGCCCACGAAGGCGTAAAACGGAGCAACACAATGAGTAGAGATATACCTGGCGATGACCTCGCCGCTGATGCTGTGCTTGCCACCGATTTAGGTGATGAGAAAGAACGACACGCTGCGCAAGTAGCAGAAATGGGTGGAGACCTTGACGACATCGATGACTTCGATGCTTCCGGTCTAGACGACGGATCAGTCCTACCTGAAGATTACGACCCCCTTAACCCAGCCCCGGCGGCGTCACAAAGTGACGAAGAAACTGAAGAGGAAGCGACTGATGAAGAAGCTGATGATGAAGTTGTTGAGGACGCTCCTGACGCGGAAGCCGAAGAAGAGCCTGAAGCCGAAGCCGAAGCCGAAGAAAGTGATGATGAGGAAGAGCCAGCTAAGCCGCCGAAAGGCATCCCCAAGTGGCGATTCGACGAAGTAAACGAAAGCCGCAAGGCAGCTGAAGAAAAGCTCGCGCGCCTCGAAGCGCAGCTCGAAGCAGGCAAGCCGCCTGAAGAAGCAGAAGAAGCGTACAACATTCGTGACAACGAGAAGGAGTACATGGATCTGTTGCTGGATGGCGACACGGAAGCGGCACTGGCTAAGCGTGAAGAGATTGACGCTGCCAAGTACGCTTCGTGGAAGTCTGAGACACAGACCGCGACGAAGACTGAGCTCAGCAGCGAAGCTGAGACGCAGGAACTTGTTGCTATGTCCAAAGAAGCAGAGCAGATGTTCGACGTGTTCAACCCCGACAGCGACAACTACAACCAGCCGATGCTCGACAAGGTCATGGTGTTTATGCGCGGATACGAGGGCACAATGGGACGCGGAGACGCGTTCGTAGCGGCCTTGGCCGACGTGGTTGAGATGTACGACTTGATGCCACCAGAGGAAGGCGATGCCCCAGCAGCCGGCACGCCAACCGGTAAAGCTAAGGTTGATCCTAAGAAGGCTAAGCTGAAAGCACAGGCACACCAACCAGTAGGTAATCAGGGCGGTGCGTCAGCAGATACAGGCGCAGTGGCTCCAAGCATCGACGACATGTCCGATGAAGAGTTGGATGCGTTGCCAGAGAAGACCTTGGCCCGTATGCGAGGTGACATACTGTAGGTATACAAATTATGCCCGAGTGTTGACTTATAGGTATACACTCGGGCATAATTCACTCTCGTCCCACGCTCCGGACGTAAAACCTGTAGCGGAGTCGACCTCCTTAAAAGCGAAACGAACGTCGCCCGACGGTAAAGCAGGCAAAACCCGCACAATGATGTGCAACTTTATTGTTTCGTATTTAATTTTTGAGGAGTCTTAAATGACTGTAACAAACTTTAATGCACTGACATCAGAGCAGAAGACCGTATGGTCTCGTCAAGTTTGGAAAGCTGCGCGCAACTTAGCGTTCACGACCAAATTTACGGGCAAAGGTCCGAATGCAATGATTCAGCGCATCACGGAACTCACGAAGTCTGAGAAGGGAACTCGCGCAGTACTGACACTGGTCGCCGATCTGGAAAGTGATGGCGTAGGTGGAGACAACCAGTTAGAAGGCAACGAAGAAGAGATCAAAGCGTATGACCAAGTCATCCAGCTCGATCAACTCCGAAATGCTAACCGACACAAAGGTCGTCTCGCTGACCAGAAGTCTGTTGTGAATTTCCGTGAACAGTCCCGTGATGTTCTCGCTTACTGGCTCGCCGATCGAATCGATCAGCTTGCCTTCCTGACGCTTGCAGGTGTGTCTTACGCTAACACGAACCGTGGCGCAACTCGTAGCACGACTACGTTTGCTAACCTCGACTTCGCGTCTGACGTTTCAGCACCTTCTACGAACCGCTACCGCCGCTGGGATGCCACTTCTGGCCTCGAAGCTGGTGCAACTGGTTCAGTAGCTGCAGCTGACACCCCGTCTTGGGCAATGTTGGTTGAACTGAAAGCGTATGCCAAAGACAAGTATGTCCGAGGAATCAAGGGCCCAGGTGGACAAGAGTTCTACCATGTGTTCATGAATCCGCAGGGCATGGCTAAACTGCGGCAGGATCCTGACTACTTGGCAAACGTGCGTAACGCAGGCGTCCGAGGCGGCTCTAACGAGTTGTTCAAAGGCACCGACACGGTCATGGTTGATGGTCTTATGATCCACGAATATCGTCATGTCTACAACACACAGGGTGCCGCTTCTGGTTCCAAGTGGGGAAGTGGCTCGACGGTTGACGGACAAGCAGCATTGTTCTGCGGTGCCCAAGCATTGGGTATGGCTGACATTGGTGCTCCGGAGTGGGTCGAGAAAGGCTTCGACTACGACAACCAACAGGGTATCTCGGTTGGCAAATTGTTCGGCTTCTTGAAGCCGGTCTTCCGTTCTAACATTGACGCAACAGATGAAGATTTTGGTATCATCCGTTGCGACACTGCGATTTAAGGGAGATAAGATATGTCTACCATTTCAGTACCAACAACTCGACAGTTCCCGCTTAGTGTTGTGTCCACGTTTACGTATGAAGATTGCGTTGGCGCGGCCGCTGTAGCACTATTCGGCATGCAGGTCGGATCTATGATCACTCAGCTCAACCTCGTGATTACTACCAGCTTCGCTGGTGGTTCGACTCACGATGCTGACTTCGGTGATGCAACCACAGCTGATCGCTATAACGCGACGATCGTTGAATTGGACGGAACGGCACTTGCCAATCCAGCTAATCCTCCGACCATCACGGGCGCAAGCTTTGTCACCACGTCTGCGGAGCCGAGCTTGCTCATGACTCCTACGTCGACCGGTGGAGATCCAACGTCCGGCGCAGCCGATTTGTTCGCAACCTATATTGTTAAGGGTCGCGCGCACGAGAACTACGAAGTTTAAGTTCTACCTGTAGGACCTAAGACCCCCAGCTTCGGCTGGGGGACTTTTTAACAACAAGAGGATTTACATCATGCCTATGATGATATGCCCGTTCGACCAACAGATTATTTCCCTCACCGGCCACTCCCCGAAATTCGAAGCTAACGTACCCCTGTGGGTAGCTGACGCTAAGGGTCTAGCCGAGGAATGTTTAGCACGTGGCGTCAAGATGTACGATGGACCGCCGCCGCCGCCAGCAGAAGAGCAACTGGATGCAGCCCCGGCTGAAAAGAGCGACAATGGAAACGATGCGGAAGCAGAGTTTGCAGTGGCTCTAGATGGAGCTATACTTAAGATTCTGATGCGCGACGACCCGACCGACCTGAAGAGTGATCTAACTCCGAAAGTCACGAAAGTCACGGCAGAAATGTCGCCAGATCTGCGACGCCCGACTGCAACGGAAATATCCGATGCATACCAGCGTTTGCAGGAGAACATTGATTTAGCGGAGTAAGGTATGTCAGCGACGGTACAAGACGTAATCGACGAAGTTCGATTTACGATCCATGATGAAACTGCGTCAGCGTATCGTTGGACAGACATTGAGCTGATTGACTACGTCAATGCAGCATCGCGCCAGATCGTTTCGTTCGTGCCTGAAGCTAACCTTCTCTCCACCATACTCACATTTACTAATACGATCGCAAAACAAGCAATACCCACAGGGGGGATTAAGTTTGTTAAGGTCTTGAACAATGTGAGCCCAGCTGATGCTGTCACGATACAGGGTCCAGTACGTCAAGCGGAAAAGGACGCGCTCGATTCATACGACCCAAATTGGGAACACGACACCACTATAAAGACGTTGGCCGGCGCCACTAACTTCTTCGACCACTACTGTCACGACCCACGCGACAAGAAGGCGTTTTACGTGTATCCGCCAGCAAGCGGCTCTGCGTACGCGAAGGTGCAGTACTCAGCTGTACCAACGGCTATGACAGCTGTTGGTGACACTATTCCGCTCGACGACGAGTACCTCGAAGCGTATTATACCTACGTGACTTATCGAGCGCTTACCAAGGAATCCCGCGACACGCTCCCCGGCGCATACCGCCAAGAGCTGTACAACAACTTCCTTGCGTCCCTCGGCTTAAAGATCCAGGCCGACCAGAGGGTCAGTCCTGAGCAGAACCAAGCACCAGAGGCTCCATAATGGCCGTAGCTATCAGCACAATGACCCCGGAACTCAGAACGGAGTTGCCGAACATACTCACCCCGATTCTCAACGCGGCGGTGTAC